ATGTGCAACCCTTCTCCTTTGTGAAGCCCCGGCCACAAACATGTGGCCGGGGCTTCGTGTATCTCAGAACAGGACGTTATCAGCGGCCGGCTCCGACCCGCCGAAAAAATCGTCTTCTTCCTGGTCGGTTTCAACCTGCTGGAACATGTCCTCCGGGCGCGGCTTCGTCACAAAACGCTCGCCATGCTTCACGCGCTGAATTCCATTCAGGAAAAACCCGAGGCCCTTGTTTCCGCCCTTCTCGAACCAGAACGGTTTCACGACCGCCCGACCGTATGCGCCGGAGTAGAACCCTTCGCCGCCGGTGATCGGGGCGCACCTCTCATCGACCACACCGACCGGATTGTAGGACCAGGCGCGGACGAACCAATGGCCCGGGTAGCCGGTCAGGTGGTTGTGCTCCGAGGCGTCGCCGTCGCGGATCGGATTCTTGAAGCCCTTCGGCCACTTGGCAGAATCCGGGCCGAACTTCCCGGCCATGACCTGGTGCAGGGCTTTCTTCAGGGCGGCCAGGTCGGTGGTCTTGGGGAACAGCATCACGATTTCGAACGTGTCTTTTTTGCCGGCTTCCTGCGCCTTGCGGGGCTTGTCGAACAGGTAAACGAACGCGGCCCGGAACTCAGGGGTCAACAGGGAACCTTCGGGAACGCCTTTTTTCTCGGTGTCGCTCATGGGATTATTCCTCCTCACCATCTTCGATGGTATCGAACATCTGATCGGCCGAGGCCGGCACGAACGCGGAACGTTTGTCGGTAACCAGGGCTATCGCCGCGCCCTGGGGTTTGTAGATGAGGTCGGAAAGGTCCAGTTCGATCTTCGCCTTTTCGAGGGCCTTCTCGACCTGGGCGACGGTCTTGATCGTGGGCGCCGACATATACAGATCCGGGTCGATATCGCCCATCTCGAGGACTGCTTGCACCGTTGCGGGGTTTGTCCATTTCCGGTGGGTCTTCTTCGCGACCAGCTTGAACCCCGGAACGGATTCTCCGGCGGCCAGGAGGTGGAGCGCCCGGGATTCGACCGCCTTCAACCAGCCCTTCAGGAGTTTTTGGAGGCCGAGGACGCGGCTGATCTGATCGACGGTGAGGGCCGCCGGATCGGTGATGGTGGTCTCGGGATTATCGGTATCGGCGAACGCCTCCTGCGCCACACTCATGGCCTGCTTCTGAATCTCCGGGCACCCCTGGGCGGCCTTGCAGAACCGGCAATGATCGCCGGCCGCCAAAGGTGCATTGCTTTTCTTCGCTGCCTTCACGCCCGGCATCAGTACCTTGTCACCCCATTCGCGGATCTGCTCCGGGGTCATGGGCGCGGCATATCGGATGGGGCCGTCCGGGTGGAAGGATCTCGGCTGGATGATCCCGACGACGACCTCCTCGAATGTCTCGACCCCAGATTTCGGGAGGGGACCGAGCCCGGCCAGGGCGTAGATCATGGTCTGGGCGTTCACCGTTCCATCATCCTCGACCACATCGACCGGCACACCCTTGCCGTGCTTGTAGTCGAGGATGACGAGCGTCCCGAACGGCTGGCGGACGGTGGCGTCGGTGGTTCCGCCGACGTCCTTGTCGAGCCACTCGAGAAGTCCGTGGCGCTCGGATTCGACTTTCGAGCCGGGTAACTGCCCCTCGAGCGCCCGAACTTCGTCCACGAATATTTGGCAGGCCTCGACCATTTCCTGGTCCGGGATTCCGAATGAGCCGTCCTCCAGGAGAACTTCCTTGCCGAGGTAGTCCAGGGCATCGTTGCCGTTCTTGAGGGCCTTCTCGCACACCCGGTGGGCGAGCGTGCCCATGCGAGCATCGGGGCCCTGCTGGTCGGGGAACTTGGCTTCCATCCGTATGGAGCCCGGGCAAGCCAGGAACCGGTGCGCCTTCGAGGCGCCGAATTTCGCATGGGCCGCCATATTATTTCATCGCCTCCATAATCGCTGACATGACGCCCGCATACTTCTCGGGCAGCATCGACTTGACATTGGGGCTGTTACCGACTTCCTTCACGATCTTCTTCGCGGCTTCCTCTCCTTTGGCGCCGGCGAGTTTCACGAGGGCGGCGCGGACCTCATCGACCGTGTAGGTTTTCGACTCGCCGCCGAAGTCATCCTCTTCCTCAGGTACCGGGGCGGGGGTGGGTGTCTCCACAACGGGGGCGGAGGTGGCAGCGGGCGTGGTCGAAGGGGCAGCGGACTCGGCAGTACTGGTCGGCGTATCCTTCGTCTCCGGGGCGGAGGAGGGCTTCCGGCCCCGGGTCTGTTTGGGGGCCGTCGGCTGAGGGTCCACGGGGGTGCCGTTGATCTCGCGGATCGCCATCTTCTCAAGAGCCAAGGACATTCTTTCCAGCGACGCGACGAGCCGTTCGACCTGGGACATGAGATTGTTCAACATGGGGTTCCTCCTGTGTGGTTTTTGGTTTCGCCGAAATCCATCGGCGGGACAATAGTATCCGAAATTGGATACTATGTCAAGAGCATATTTTTGACTTCCTCGAACCATGAGTATTCATGCGCTTCCTGCACGTATTTTTTCCCGTCGACCGCCCGGTCGATGTGGTTCAATTTGCGGACCAGAGACGGTCCCATTCGGGCGTCGATCGTTCCGCCAGCGACCAGGTACTGGACCTGGACATTGTTCTTCTGGCCGATTCGGTGGGCGCGGTCTTCCGCCTGTATCAAGGCATTCGGAACCCAGTCGAGTTCTGCGAACACCACCAGGGACGACGCGGTCAGGGTTAACCCGACGCCCATGCTCTGAATGTTTCCTATGATGAGCCGGCATGAATCGTCCGACTGAAAACGCTCCACCGCGGCATGACGTTCCTTCGTGGACGTTTCCCCCGCGATGACCGGGCACGCTGGGTCGAGGGAGGCCCGGAGGGCCCGTATTACATCGCGGTGCCATCCGAAGAGGATCACCTTCTCGCCAGCCTCGAGTAGCATGCGAACGTGGGAGAGAACGAACGGCACCTTGGCGAGACCGTCTTCGCGTCGAATGGACGACAGGGAATCCCGAAGGCCCCCGAGGAGATCGCCACCAGCTTCTTGAATCCTCGAGAGCCGGCGCCGCCATTCGTCCGGGTGGGCGTCTCGGATCTTCGTCCAGTTCGACGCCGCTTCTCCGATCTCGATGACCTGGCGGGACTTCGAGGGGAGATCTTTCAGGACATCCTTTTTCAAGCGGCGCAGCATGACGGGCGCCAGCTTCGCATTGAGTTCCTCGAGGTTATCGGCGCCGACCGCCACCCACCCGCGGCCGTCTTCCTCGTGGCCGCCACAATACCGGGTGGTGAAATCGATGTATGAGCCGGCGGTCTTTTCGCTGATGGCTCGGAGCAAGGGCCACAATTCCGCGGGCCGGTTCATGATGGGACTTCCGGTCAGGAACAGGAGACGGTTCGCTCCGATCAGGCTCGAGAAGAACGCCTTCGCCCGTTTGGCTTCATGGTTTTTCAGCATGTGCGCTTCATCGCAGACGACGAGATCCCATTTTCGTTGGGCCAGGGCGTCGATGTGATCGACGAGAATATCATAGTTGATGACGACGATGCGCCCACAACGGCTGATATCGAACGATCGGCCCTCGACGTAAGTGATGGTAGTTGGCTTCTCGAGCCAGGCCTTAAGTTCCCCCACCCAGTTTAACTTGAGGGACGCAGGGCAGACGATCAGGACGTTCCGGATTCCGGGGCATGCGTTGATAAGACCGACTGTCTGACACGTCTTCCCCAGGCCCATTTCGTCGGCCAGGATGGCGCGGAAATGGTTCTTCAACCATTCGACGCCTTCTTCTTGGAATGGGTATAGCTTCATTCCTCCTCCCAGAACCACGCGGCCACCGGGATGCCGGGGCGATAAGCATCCCGATCCTCCCCAGGCCAAATGGATTGTGTCCAGTCACCTTTTTCATTAAAATATGGTTGGACCATGCTTGAGACATTTTCACTTTCAGGATGTCTCGGATCGCGATACTCGATCCAGCCGAAGCCGGGGATGCGCGGAAGTCGGTCGATGAACAGCCCAAATTCTTTGCAGCAATAAAAGTTGCCGTTATCCTTCACGATCTCCTTCCGCACCCACTTGCCTTCGCGCTTCGGAGGCTCGGGGGCGATGCGGTATTCGAATATCATAGTATTCCAAACGGTATGGTCTTTGGGTTCCCACGCTAGGAGATCCCACCGTCTGCACTCGATCTTCTTCCCTTCAGATTCGGCCTTGATGCACTCGATCAACTCTTCATTCGTCATTTGCTTTTCTCCAGTAATTTATGTATAGCAACGGCCACACAAACAATCAGCACGGTCCACCATGCCAAAATAGCCGCCCACCACCAATGATAATTTGGCACGAAAATGATCGGCCAAAACAGCAGTTTGAGCAGGAGAGAGAACCAAATCGGCAAGCCTCCTAGCGGATCAAAGTGTCCGCTGCGAGGAGAGATCATTTGCTTTTCTCCTTCCCGGCTTCGACGAGAGCTACTTGATATTTACACTCCTTGCCGTATTTGCATGCCCCGTTATCCTTGGGATTTGCAGCCCTGCTGATCAGGTAAAAACATGTTCGAACGTCGAACTTGGCGAATAAACATCGTTTTTTGGGGGTCATTTTTTCTCCTTCCCGGCCTCGCCGAGAGCGGCACGGGCCTTGAACTGAAACTTTCCAATAAAACCACGGCTGCATTGATCTCCGATTTGCATACCCATCTGCAATGCCTCTATTGCTAACTCCAGCGCCTTCCTCAGCCGCTCGACCTCGGCCCGTAGTTCCTGTATCTCGATCTCTGCGTTCACCACAATCGCAGATGCCAACAGGTTATTCGTTGCGCTCATTTCATTGCCCCCCGACCATTCTTATAATGCCTCGGAACACCTGTTCTGCCATCTGTTCCGTTATTGTAGAAACCTTTTTCTCGATCTCGTCTGGATCTGCGCTCGAAGTCATTTTGGCGTCAACCTGGGCGTCGTCGAAGTTCACGATCTGGTGAATGATGGTTTCCTCCCCGTCCGGTTCGGCGTATATGAGGAACTGCGCCTTCTCACCTTCGAGGTCGAACTCAAACAGCCTTGCGAAATGTCGGGTTTTCATCGCTTCTCCTCCTCCATCAGCCCCGCCGAGTATTTTCGTTCCGGCCTAGAATCAAAGTATCCTAATTTGGATACATTGTCAACAACTTTTTCAAACCTGCATCAACACAGGCGAAGAAGATATGTCTTGCCAAAGTATCCAAATACGTATATTGTCAAAGTATCCAAATACAAGGAGGTCCACCCCGATGTCATTCCCTCACGGTTCTCTCGCCAGCATCGCCCGCACCGCTGGCATCTCGAAGCAGTTCATCTCCAATGCGCTTCACGGTCGGCGTTCGATCCGCGCCGACCTGGCCGAAAAGCTCGTGCGTGCCGCCAGGTTCCACGGGCTCGAGACCACGATATTCGACTGGATCAACCCCGACCTGACCAGCAACCCTCTTTTCAAGGAGTATCAGCAGGCATGAAGATCTCACAGAAATGCGTCGACCTCGTGAAACATTTCGAGGGTTTCTACTCTGAAGCCTACTTCTGCCCCGCCGGGAAGCCGACGATCGGCTACGGGACGACCGGATATGTCGACGGGCAGAAGATCGTCGTCGGGAAGACCGTGATCACCCCCAAGAAGGCGGCCGAGATCCTGACGAAAGACCTGGACGCGATCGCGAAACGTGTAGATCTCGTCATCCCGAACGGTCTCATCAACCAGGACCAGTTCGACGCCCTCGTTTCATGGGTATACAATCTCGGTCTTGGGAGTTTTCTCAAGTCCACCCTCCTCAAAAAAATTCGCGCCGGTGCGATCTTCGAGGCGTCGGCCGAGTTCATCCGGTGGAACAAAGCGAAAGTGAGGGGAACCCTGACGGTGCTGCCGGGGCTCACCCGCCGACGCCAGGCAGAAGCTCATCTATTTCTCACGGGTCAGCTTCGGTTCGATTTCGACTGAACAAGGAAAGGGTTGCACATGGATAATCGATTGCTGCACATGGTGCGGAAGCATCAACTGTGCGTATTCCCGGTGGAACCGGGCCGGAAAAAGCCGCTCATCACCGGGTGGCAGGAGAAAGCGACAACGGATGAAGAACAGATCAGGAAGTGGGCCGAACAATTCCCGGGCGCGAATTGGGGAATCGCGACGGGAAAGTCCGGACTCATCGTCCTCGACGTCGATGTCAAGACCGACAAGGACGGGTGGTCACATCTCCGGAAGTGGCTCGAGGACAACAAGGAAGAACTTCCATATACCCTCCAGGTGACGACCCCCACCGGGGGCTCGCATTGTTTCTTCAAGGGATCAGGCGGAAACCGCGCTGGCTTTGTGAAAGGGTGCGACCTCCGATCGGTGGGCGGCTACGTCGTCGCACCGTTCTCGAAGATCGGAGAGAAGGAGTATCAATGCGATTCTCCGGACCTTCCCATCCTCGAGGCGCCGGAGTGGTTGACGCGTTTCGCTCAGGCGACGGCCGGCGAGAAGAAACTCGAGCGAGCCCCGATCACCGAACTCGACCTCCCTGAGAATATCGCCCGGGCCGCGGCATGGCTCGACACCGCTCCGCCAGCGATCGAGGGCTCATCGGGAGATCACGTCACCTTTGCGACCGCATGCCGGGTGCGGGATTTCGGTGTATCAGAAGAGACCTGCCACGGGATGATGATGCATCACTGGAATCCCCGATGCTCCCCGCCATGGGGCCCGGAAGAGTTGTATCTGAAAGTCCAGAACGCGTACCGGTATTCCCGTGACCGCGCCGGAAACGCATCACAAGACGGGCAGAACAAAGAGGCGGCCGGGATGTTCGAGGAAGTCAAACTCGAGGCCATCACGCGCCCGTATCGCGACATCGGTCTGGCATACCCGGAACGCCATTGGATTGTTGACGGGTGGATTCCCATGGGTGGAACCTGTCCGACGTTGTTCGCGGGCGATGGCGGTACCGGGAAATCGCAACTCGCCCTCCAGCTGGGCTATGCGGTGGCCGCGGGGCAGTTGTGGCTCGGGATGGAAACGAGGCAGATGCCGGTGCTGAACGTGTCCTGCGAGGATGACGACGACGAAATCGACCGGCGCCTCTATGCCTGCCGGCAACACGACCCGTTCCAGGCCTCTCAGGATCGGCCCTTCTGGTCGATGTGCCGGGTGGGCAAGGCCTCAGTCCTCGCGATCGGAGAAGGCGGCCAGGTCCGGCCCGGGCCTTTCTATGCGGTCCTCGACAAGGCTCTCGAGGAAATGGGCGACGAACCCAAGTTGCTTGTGCTCGACACCGCGGCCGACATGTTTGCCGGCGACGAGAACAACCGTCAGGAGGTCAACGCGTTCGTCAAGGTGGGGCTCAACAGCCTCGGCCAACGTCACAACGCCACGATCGTCATCCTGTCTCACCCCAGTAAGGCGGTAGGATCTACATTTTCCGGGTCCACGGCGTGGAATAACGCGGTCCGCAACCGCCTTTTCCTGAAATATCACGACCCCAAGAAGAAAACCTCGTATCGGGTGCTCTCGAACGAGAAGGCGAACTACTCGGCCGCGGGCGGGGAGATACTCCTGCAATACGATCGGGGCATCTACGTCCCGGTCCGGCAAACGGAACTCCGGAGCATAATCGCCACCGAGATCCTCGAGGCGATCCGCGAGGGCGAAGAGACTGGCAATCTGTGGTCGTTCCACAAGACGTCACCGCGGTATATCGGGAATGCCTGCATTTTCGGCACCCACGGGGAGGGCGCCTCCGAAGCCGACATCCGCGATGCCGTTCTGGCTCTCATCAAAGAAGGCGCAATCCACAACCGTACCGGGAAGTCTCGCGGGAATGGTCTGGTGGGCGCCGGGGACAACAAATACACGAAGCCGAAAGAACCCTCCGATGATGAAATCATCGAGCGGGAAGAGGAAGGAGAAGAGAAGTCATGGATGGAGTGAAGATGATCGGCCTGATGGGCTTCGCTGGCGTGGGAAAGGACACTGCTGCGGCCGGCATGCCAGGGTGGAAACGCTTCGCGTTCGCCGATGCCCTGAAACAGGACATATACCCATTACTCAACATGGTCGGTTGCGATCTTCGTGACCTGGAGCAGAAACGTAAGGCGCGGCCCTTCCTGGTCTCCTGGGGTGCCACCGCCCGGGCGTTCGATCCGATGATCTGGATCAAGCGCCTGGCCGCGGAGATCGAACGGTGGTCGGCCGGGAAGGAAGATCCGAGGATCGTCATCACTGACGTTCGGTATCTCAACGAGGTCCAGTGGATCATCGAAAACGGGGGTGTCGTGTATCGCATCGTCCGACCGGGGTATGGGCCGGCGAATACCGAGGAGGCGTCGTCATTCCGGGCGATCGAAATGTCGGGGTTTCGGTTTCCCCGGGTGGATAACTGCAGCACACCAGAGGAACTCGGAAAAACGATACTCGAAGTGACAAAAAGTCTCTTTCCGGGCGTTTGAAAGTATCCAAACGTGAATACTATGAGGCTAGAAAATACCGAAAAAACGCCCCGCAAACCCGCATCACTTCGTTGGCGAACAAAAGGCGAAAAAACCAAGGCAAACGGGCATCACAACAGGAGATGCGAGGATAGTATCCAAGAAAACGCAAACCCGCTGGTGATGCGGATCTACGTAGCGCGAGGTGCCTGCGAGGTGAATATTCGCGTCAAAAATGGACAGTTTTTGAACGTGGTGAGAGGTGTCTGCGAGGATAGTATCCAGTTCTCGCAGAACCGCATCGGAAGCGTATCTACGTGGTGAGAGGTGTCTGCGAGGTAGTTTTGTGAGCGATCGCCCCGTGACCGATTCGCGACTGCGAGAGGTGGGGGTGTGACTATAGGAGTCACCCCCAACCTCGCATCGCACGAATCATCGACACTCTACCCTTCTCCCTCAGAGAGAAAGGCCAAAAAATGAAAAATGCATCGAAAAATGAAACTCGACAACCGATAATGGCAATCGATCCGGGCGCCTCCGGCGGAATTGCATGGCGGCAACCGAATGGGGTTATTCGAGCGATCACCATGCCGCCAGGTATGACCGCGATACACGCCCTGTTCAAGTCCATCCTCATGGAAAATCTAGGCCTGGAGTGCTACATCGAACAGGTAGGGGCTCACTTTCCTGGCAACCGGGCGTCGGCCTCGGTCAAATTCGGCCGCCACGTCGGAAACCTCGAAGCGGTCCTCTACTGCCTGGGGATTCCGGTCCGCAAACCTGTGGCGCCAGTGGTGTGGATGAAGATGTTCCGCCCCCTTCCGACCGGGATGGCGGCCCCGCAGAAGCTGGCTCGAAAGCGGGCGATCCTCGAGAAGGTCTCGAGGATGTTTCCCCAATGCAAGGTCTCCCTCAGGACAGCGGACGCCCTTGGGATACTCGCCTGGGCTCTCGGCATGCCTGCGCCAACGGTTGACTGGCTCGAGTAAACCGGATATCGTTAGAGTGAACGGGGGTGATTTCATGCCACCAGCGGAGGAGCAAAGTCAAAACATGGGTGACAAACCTTGCCAGGCGCACGGGGAAATCATGGAAAGCATCGGCTACATCCGAGGGCGGATAGACGAGATTGCTGACCGCACCTCCCGTATGGAAATGAGGATCGACTATTCGGTGCGGCCGCCGAGCGGCGGAAATGTTGTGTCGGTGTCGTCGGGGGTTCCGGCTCATGCGCCGGGGCCCTTACCGTCTCCGCGTCATGCGGACGACGGGCCCCGACTGCTGACCGCCCTGATTGCGCTCATTATGGCGGTGGCGGCCCTGTTGGGCACGTTGCAGCACTTCCAGCGGCAGACGCCGGCCGCCACGCCGAACGTGGTTGCTGTTTCACCCGGAGGTTCGTAAGCGATGGCAATGATGGTTGAGCGGGACGCCCGTGGGCTGACGCCCTCGCAGGCGGCTTTCGTCGATGGGTTCACCGGGTGCGTGACCGAGACGGCCAAGATCACCGGCCTGGCGCCCGGGTATTGTCAGGCGCTCATGAGTGATCCGAAATACGCCCATGTCCGCGCCTGCCTGTATGACAAGGTGCGGGAGGAACGGAGCCGGCGCCATGGGCGTGTGGTGGCTTCCCGCCTCGAACGCCTTTCGATGTGGACCTCGATCATGCGTGACAAGAAGCAGTTCACCAAGGACCGCCTCAAGGCCTCCGAGCTTCTGGGGCGGGCGCATATGGACTTCGTCGAAAAGACCGTGGTCGAGACCACCGGCCCCCTCCAGGTGTCGGTGGTCCGCGGGCTCGATGAGCGCCTCGAGATCCTTCGGAAAGCGGACTGGCTCGAATGATTGGTCTCACGCTCGAGCAGGCGAAGATCCTGTATCTCCAGGTGCTGGAGGACAATGACCACGAGGCGATGCGGGCGCTTTGCCGTCGTGACCTGTTCTTCCTGCTTTACATCGGGTGCAAGCGGAAAGACATGGACCATCCCTGGGTCTATGACAGGTGCAACGAGGTCCAGGCTTCGCCGGATGGGCACCTCGATCTCTGGGCCCGCGAGCATTACAAGTCCACGATCATCACCTACGGACGCACCATTCAAGACATCCTGATCGACCCCGAGGTCACGATCGGGATCTTCTCCCACACCAGGCCGATTGCGAAGGCCTTCCTCAAGCAGATCAAGCGCGAACTCGAGGAGAACGAGTTCCTGAAATCCCTGTTCCCCGAGATCCTCTTCGCCAACCCGCAGAAGGAGTCGATCCAGTGGTCGCTCGACGATGGCATCATCGTGAAGCGGAGCAGCAACCCCAAGGAGGCGACGGTCGAGGCGTGGGGTCTGGTCGATGGACAACCCACCTCGAAGCATTTCACCAAGCTCATCTACGATGACGTCGTGACCCGAGAGAGCGTCACGAGCCCCGAGATGTGCGCCAAGACCACCGAGGCCTGGGCGCTCTCCCTCAACCTGGGCGCCCGCGGCGGCACGACCCGGACCATCGGCACCCGGTATCACTTCGGCGACGCATACAAAGACATGATGGAGCGGGGAATTCCGCCGCGCCTGTATCCGGCGACCGTGACCGGGAAGTTCGAGGGGGACCCCGTCCTCCTCGACCGCGAGAGTCTGAACAAGAAACGCCGCGAGATGGGCCCGTACGTGTTCGGGTGTCAGATGCTCCAGAACCCGGTGGCGGACGTCGCCATGGGATTCAAGCAGGACTGGATTCGCCAGGCGATCATCTCACCCCGTCTGGGCTGGAACTATTACGTCATCGTCGATCCGGCAAACACGAAGCGGAAGAGATCAGATTACACCGCGATGCTGGTGATCGCGACCGCCCCCGATCAACGGTATTACCTGATCGACGGGATTCGGGATCGGCTGAATCTGGCGGAGCGGACGAAGGCGCTTTTCCACCTGGTCCGTAAATACCGGCCGATCGTGGTCGGGTATGAGCAATACGGGCTCCAGGCCGACATCCCGCACATCCGGGAAAAGATGGACGCCGAGTCCTACCATTTCGAGATCCGGGAGCTGGGCGGAGCCGCGTCGAAGTTCGACCGGATTCAACGGCTTGTCCCGATCTTCGAGCAGGGCCGGTTCTTCCTGCCCTACCAGCTTCTGAAGCTCGACTATCAGGGGATGCCATATGACCTGGTGAAGGTGTTCCTCCAGGACGAACTTCTGGCGTTCCCTGTCGCGGTCCACGACGACGTGATAGACTGTGCGTGTAGGGTCTGCGATCCCGAGATGGGGATTGTATTCCCGTCCGAGGCCGAAGCAGAGGTATACCCGGGCGTGGCGGCCCCTCCGCTGCGGTCCAACTCCGAATATGATGCGTTGAGGTGATGATATGTGCGGACCCGCTTTGGTTCCCATTGTGATCGGGGCAATCGGCCTTGGTGTTGTGAAGCACCAGTACGATCAAGCCCAGAAGGGCATGCAGAACGCCATGAACGAGGCGAACTCCCGGGTCGTGGCGCCCGCCCCGACGCCCTCCCCCGCGTCTCTCATGACAACCGAGCCCCTGAAGGACGTAGACGCGCAATCACAAGCGGCGCGGCGTCAGGCCAAGCAGAAGGCCGCGGCTCTTGCCGGGATGGGCGGAACGCTCAAGACGGGCGGTCTCGGCATCCCTGGTCCGGCCGCCACCGGCGGCAAAACCCTCTTGGGGCAGTAGCATGGAAACGATGATCAACCAGGCCGCACCGGCCGACATGCAACCGAGATACTCTGAATCTGAGCGCCAGGACATGGCAAAACAGATCCGACAACGGACCGCTGAGATGAAGCTCCAGCGGAACCGGTTCGAGGCTCATTGGCGCGAGATTGTTGAGTTTCAACTGCCCTGGCGGGGGAAGGGCCTGTGGTCGAAGCCCAGCGAGACCGAGGTCAACGACGGGGCGAAGAAGCACGGTTCGATTTTCAACAGTGTGCCGGAAGACGCGCACGAGGTTCTTGCCGCGGGCATGCATTCCGGGCTTACGTCGCCCGCCCGCCCGTGGTTCCGCCTGACGATTCCCGACGCCGACCTGGCCGACGATTACCAGGTCAAGGTGTGGTTGTGGGAGGTGGAGCGGCGCATCATGCAGGTCTTCGCCCGGTCGAACATCTACAATGCCCTGCATGCCATGTATAACCAGCTGGGCGGTTTCGGAACTGCGGCGGTCGCCCTCGAGGAAGACTTCTACACCGTCATCCGGGCGAAGTCCTTCGAGATCGGCGAGTACTGGATTGGTGCCGATCACCGCGGCGTGGTGGACACGTTCTACCGCGAGGTGTGGATGACGGTCGGCCAGGTCGTCAACAAATTCGGGATTGGCAATTGCTCCACGACCGTGCAGCGCCTGTTCGAGAACGGCAACCTCGAGAAGCCCGTCGCCGTCTGCCACCTCGTCGAGCCGAACGACGACCGGATGAAGCTCGAACTGCCACGAGATTTCTCTTGGCGGTCGATCTATTTCGAGTATGGGCTCGAGGGAAACAAGTTCCTCGACGTCGGGGGATACCAGGAATTTCCGATCATCGCCCCGAGATGGGATGTCGCCGGGTCGAACGTCTGGGGCTATGCGCCCGGGATGAAGGTGCTCCCCGATTGCAAGATGCTCCACAAGCTCGAGCGGAAAAGCCTGGTCGCCCTCGACAAGGTCATCGACCCGCCGGTCACCGCCCCGGGGAACCTCAAGGGCTCGCTGATCAACACCATGCCCGGCGGCCTCACCCACGCCGACTCAACCGGTACGGGCGTCGGGATTCGCCCCCTCTACGAGATTCGGCCGGACCTCCCGGCCGCCGAGCAGAAGATCATGCGCGTCGAGCAACGCATCCAGCGGGGCTTGTTCTATGACCTGTTCATGATGCTGTCGGGCGCTCCAGTCCCGTCGCAGATGACCGCGACCGAGGTTCTCGAGCGGCACGAGGAGAAACTGCTCATGATGGGGCCGGTTCTCGAGCGTGTTCACTCGGAGGCTCTGACCCCGCTGATCGATCGGACGTTCGCGATCATGTGGCGTGGCGGCCTGATTCCGGAACCGCCCGAGGAAATACAGGGTGAGTCCCTCCGCGTCGAGTTCATCTCGGTCCTGGCGCAGGCGCAGAAAATGATCAATGTCACATCACTCCAACAGACCATGGCTTTCGTGGGGAACCTGGTGGCGGCCGCCCCTGACGCCCTTGACAAGATCGACACCGATGAGGCTGTGGAACTCTATGCCGATGCGGTCGGCGTCTCGCCGAAACTCCTCCGGCCGGAGGAAGACGTTCAGAAGATTCGGGACGACCGGGCCGCGGCGCAGCAGAAACAACAGAACCTGGCCGCGATCGAGTCGATAACGAAGTCCACGCAGAACCTCGCCAACGCCGACACCGGCACCAATAACGCCCTTACCCAGCTGATGGGCGGTAACCCGACCGGCATGCCCGGCACACCCCCGGGCGGAACTCCTGGTATGGGAGGCATGCTGTAATGGCTCGTCGAAAGGCAAACGAGGTCACCCCGGAAGAGAAGGCTCGTCGGGCTCAGGAACTCGACGACATCGTTCATGTGATGCGAGATGCCGCCGGCCGACGCCTGATATGGCGGATGCTGGCTGACGCCAACATCTTCCGATCGTGCTTCACCGGAAATTCGCAGACGTTCTACCTTGAGGGTCGTCGAGAATTTGTGTTACCCTATTATCAGGACATCATGCAGGCCTGCCCCGAACTGTTCTGGCAGGCGCAGCAGGAAAATCTTTTGAAGAACGAAAACCAGGAGGCCACCAATGACGGTACCGATGACGCCGGCGGGCCCGAATAACCCGACCCCCGCCCCGGCCGCAACGACACCGGCTGCACCCGCGGCGCCCAC